ACAAAAAATTCTTTACGTATCTATACGGAGAGGGGGGTTTACCTTGACTTACTTTGATGAAATGGGATTTCGTCAAAATAGTCGAAAACCTTGCCATGTATAGCTTTGAAGCTCTTTTGAGGGTTTTTCTATTGGTGGTCTATCAAGGAAACTAAATAACTGTTGTAAAGAATAATTTTAGGATTCTTGCTGTACGTAGCTGTACAGAATCAAAGTTATTAAATCGCTGTATGCCTTGCTGTAATCGGCATAGATGGCATTTCTTACAAGTACCATGTAAAGCAAAAAAAATTACTTGGTCAGATTTAGAATTCAGTCAAAATTTAGCATGACGTAGCATGACAAAACCGCTTTTCTTGTTTGACGTAGTTTGACGAACTGCATATCTACTTAAAACGGCGTATGCCTTGTATTGCTTGGCATTGAGTGCATTTTTATAGGTGCTTTTATCAGTACCTTGTCAAACAAGTGCAAAAGGTCTGTCATGCAAGATTTAAGGCCATTTACTGATACGTACTGATACGGATTTTGCTAGACGTACCTAGACAAAATAGGGGGTGTAATCACTCCATTTATGCGATTTGCGAAACAATCCTATGAAAGAGAATTTTAAGCGGTTCATATTGGCTTAATTTTGAATTTTTAGAGTCCATAAAAAGGGATGAATCTGCATTGTGATAATGACCATTCAGCCAATAAAAAAGCTCCCCATATTTAGGGAGCTTCGATTAAAGCAATTGCATCTCATCTGCTCGAATCTCGGTTATTTCCTTTTCCGCCCCTTTGCTGTCCTTCCACTTCCTTGTACGCAATGAGCCTTCGATATACACCTTTCCGCCTTTCTTGAGGTACTTACTGGCAATCTCGGCTAAACGGTTGCTGGTGGTGATTCTATGCCACTCTGTAGCTTCTTTACGCTCTCCAGTGGCCTTGTCTTTCCAAAACTCAGTAGTTGCAACGCTGAATGTCGTAACGCTGCCACCGTTGGGAAATTGTTTAGTTTCAGGGTCACGGCCTAATACACCCATCACAGTTACTTTGTTTACGTTTGGCATTGTTTAATTCTCAATTTATATATTTTCTTCAAAAGTCTGACTAAATGACTAAATAGCCCTGTAACTATTGATATATAAGGCTCTCTGTTTAGCAGTCACCCAAAACCGCTATGACTAAATGTCTAAACGAAAAAATTAAATGATTAATTCCATTTAGTCACTTAGTCACTTAGTCAAACCATGACTGCTAAACGGAATCCCTTTAGCTGTAAGGCTTTCAGGCTCATTTAGTCACTTAGTCACGATTCTACTAAACAAGGGTGAATTACAACGTACCTTGTACGCCCTATGGATTCGATCTTGATATGATTTGAATCAATCAACTGCTCTACAACCATTTCCAAAAGGTTTTTATTCTTTTGCATTGGTCTAGGGCATGATGTCTGAACATTTGAATACGCTATACGGTCAGTCTTTTGTTCATTGCACTTTTTTGCAATCCATTTAATAAGGCGTTCCGCTTCCGTTTCGGTTTTAACCTCAATTTCTGCATACATTGCCCATTCATTTAATGAATGCTTAACAACCTCACAAGCTCCCTTTAGGGTTTTGGCATCAATCCACTGCAAGCCCTCAAAATAAGCGAATACAGTAGCTAAACGGCGCGCTAATTGACTGGCACGACTGGCGAACGCTTGTAGGTACTCGTAGCGTTTTCCCTTGCCCTGTAATTCTTCAAACATATTGTAGAACGCTGCATCTATCTCCCTTGCCTCGTCATTCATAGGCAGAACATAACGCCCATTATGTAACTCATGCCCGGCTTTTACTTGAGGGCAGTCATCAAGTAGATATTCGCAACGTGTCCAGTAGGCTATAAGTCTATGGTCAGTGCTTGCATTCTTGTTTCGATAGATTGCATCTTGTAGGCGTGTGCCTGCTAAGTTTTCGGGAATGGTTAGAATGAATCTAGGTAAAAAGCCTTGTCCCCTTAGCACTGGGTCTTTTAATGCTTCTGCTAGAACTTCGTGCTGTCCCTGCAAATTAAACGTCAATCGAACGTCATAAGCTCGTCCACTGCCGTTCAAATTAGACTTGGATCGGGTACGCTCCACAAAACCATCATCAAATAACTTGGCATATCCTCCTAGTGCTTGGTTACGTGTGTCGGCTTTCATACTATGACCGCCGAAAAACTGCCCTGCTTCATCACTGGCAATGGACGCATTATTCAAAACGCCGTCAATAAAAAGCCCTGCAATAGATTCTAAGGTGATGTCACTGTATAGGGTGCTAGGGTCGTTAGGTGGTGGATTCTCTGCACAATATGCCTCACGGTCTTTTTTAGGTAATCCAGCCTGTGCGCTTTTCCATTGCTCCAGCTCTTGTCGGTATGCCTCGTACTGCTTGCGCTCGTGCTTAATAATGGCCTGATCTGCTAGATTTCGGCTTGTACTCTTACGGCTGCCACTTTGCCCCTCTGTAAGCAAAAATAAGCTACACGGCTCTCCGTGTGCATTAAATGGATGGGGTGCATTTACTTTAGCTTGGGCAATATGCGACATAGCACCAATAACACATTGGGCAGTCATAGCAATTGGTGATTGCACATGCTCAGAAATAGCGATTACTGCCTCCTGTGCCAGTGGTGGCAGTGCATAGATCGGATAAGGATTTAAAACGGTTTCTGATTGAGATAACGGCAATAACTCGCCCCAGTCTTGAGGGTTTGCATCTTGGTTTGGTTCGCCCTCGGCATGAGGTTGCACAACTAAATCAGATTCGATTGATTTTATGACCTGCTGTTTTTTATCAAGGAAAAATTGCTTTATCTGATTTGGTGGAAGTGTTTTAAAACTATCATTCACCTGAACAAATAAATCCTGATTCTGTTGAGATAGATTAAAGCCCACCATCATTCTAAATATTGTTTCAGGCATACCATTGTTTATAATCTGATACGCTGCATCAATATCTTTATGAAGCACAATGGCCTCTCCAGCCTTAGCAAGTTGCACAAATAAATCTATATTGTCTGTACCTAGAACATACGGCATACATTTGTTATTTGTGTTGCTTGCGATTACTCCAGCCTTGCCAATAGAAAACGATACTTCTTTAGAATCAATTTCTTTGTGGGGTGTCTGATCCGTGTCGTATTTTTTGGCAATGCCTTTGATTGCATAGCCTACAATTTCGTCCAATTGCTCAGGATTCACATAAGGCAGTACTGTGCATTCTTCACAGTTATAATCGGGCAATTTAGAACAAATATAGCTATCAGGCTTAACTTTAAGATTGCGCTCATCAATACAGCTTGTCGCAAAATCTTCAATCGAATGATATTCGGTTATATTGCCTGTCACTGGATCGGTGCTGACCACTAAGGGAGCGTTAAGAGTGATTTTTGCATTCATACTTCACCCCCTTTCATTTTCTCCCATTCTGCACTCAGTCGTTTCTCGCCTTGTGCCAATTTCTGCATGTTGTCGTAGCTTAATTGAGCAAGTACACCAAAGCACCGTGTTATTGATTGAAAATAGACTTCTTCCAGTCCTGTGAGTTTTGGCAGTAGGGTTATTTCATTTTGCAGAACTTGCAGCATATAGCCGATGGATTCACTGCGCTCTAGCATTTCGCTATACACGTCCGCCATATCGCCTGCATCATAAGTTTTAGGTGTATTTTTAGAATTGATTTGATTAGGCATGATTGCCTCCTTACAGTTCTGAGTTTTGAGATTCACCACAACTTGAGAAATTATGGTGAGAGGATTCACTCTCGGTCTGTAAGAACCGCCCGACATATTCGGCAAAACCTTATTTTGTCGTGTCATCCCCTCATAGAGGGAGTACAGCCTTGTTTGCATAGCTGAAATGCTTGCGCTTGTTTCTTGCACAGCTTGAGAGGCTAGGCAAAACTTAGGCACAATAAAACCACAATGACGCTGTGGGGTGACGCTTACAGATTTTGAGAGGTCTACAGCATAACCATACTTAGGCATGTTAGCAATATCGAATGATTCATTTTTCATTATTGGCCCTCACTGCACACGGTTAATATTGATATTTGAATCAATCAAAACGCCGTCATTAGATAATCCGACTTGCTGGCGGTTATCCATCATTTGCAATAAACGCTGTTCCGCTTCTTCAAAAGTAATGCCGAAATGCTTTGCAATGTCCTCTAACTGGTACATAGGTTCGCCATCATCCGTATAACCGCTTGGAGGTGGTAATAAGTTTAGTTCTTTGGCCTTTTGGTGCATCTCTGCTTTGATATGCTCAGGCGTGTAGTGCATTGTCAAAATAAGAGCCTGCTCAGTAATGGGGTGGTGTTCCCCATACTGCTCAAGCATTGCTTTGTAATGGTCAAAGGCTTTGAAAAATTCAGGGTGTACATATTTATTCATGGTCTACCCCTTCAAAAGTTAGCTGTAAATTTGCTTTGCATGTTTCAATGCGGACGGCGTTTAAATGCTTTTCGTGTTTACGGCGGTGCATACCTAAACTGTGAAATGTACCTTTATCCTTTGATACTTTTTCCTGCATACATAGGCGGTTCAGTTCTTCATAGGCTGTCTGCCGTGCTGAATATGAGCCAGTCTTGCGGATGCTTGGCAGTACCTCAGCAAATACCCAGTTTTGGAAATTCAACGCTTCTTTTTTATTAGATCGAAAAATAATGCGATAAAGGTTAGGCTCATTAATGAACTTGAGCTTTTGGGTACCACCATTTGTAAGGATGTGGCAATCTGCCATACCCTTTGAATCTAATTCACGTAATAAGCGTGATGTTCTGCTCACTGATAGGACGCTACATACGTCAGTCAAACAAAATAAAGGCTCGTTGGTATTGCTCAAGACAACACGAACGCCGTGATTATTGAAATTAAAAATAGATGGGTTCATGCTGCCACCTCCTTAACAAGCTCATAACGTGCATGTCTGCCAATGCCTGACTTATTGCGCTCGTAGTGTGTCACAATGTCATAGCCTGCATTGCGTAAACGCTGAATGATTGCGCTCAGTCGGTAACAGTTGAATAGGTCGATAGCCTCGGCCTGTGAAATGGTTTTGCCTTGTTTAAGGTGTGCTAGGACTTGTTTTAATTGGGTGTTATCCATTGATTAAGCCTCCATTGCTGCAAGGCTTTGTTTTTGGTTGTTATGCCACTCTACAAGCTCAGCATAATCAAAATAGACTGGGGCTTGTTTGGTATCCCCTGTTTTGATTGGTCGCGGAAAGGTGGCATCAGTACGAATCTTATGTCGTAATGCTTCGCGGCTCATATCAAGGATTTGGCAAGTTGTTTTGAATTGAACGCGGATTGGTTTGATAGTCATTTATGCACCTACATAGCTAAATATTGTGTAAGTGCATGACAACAAAAAAATATTGGGGTCAGGAAGCATCAAAGGGGTAATGGCAATATATAAAAACTGCCATCACTCCAAAATAAGACTATGATTTTTATTGTTTTATTGGGGTGGTACCTTTGGTTTTATTTATGGGTTAATTTTTCTATTTCCTCCATTTTTTGCGTTGGGGTGACGGCAAATTTTATCTATTGCTGTTTGAATATAATCACTATCCAGTTCTGGGTGATTTTCTGCAATCCATGCTTTTACGACATTTTGCTTAGGTGGTGGTTGATTTTTATCAGGGTCGTAACTAATCCAAAACTCACGAATAACACCGTTAATCGCTTCAAGTGCTGGCGTTGTGTATGTTGGTTCAGGTAAAAGTGATATTTCGTTATTATGGGAGTAAAAGGATTTAGCTTTTTCAAGCGTTGATTCAACATCGATTATTGATAATTGTTGTTCAAAATAATCTCTCTTTTTTAACCATTCTTTTAATTCTTCCCTGTGTATTTTTGTTTTAGGGTAAGACATGGTATCAATGTCATCTATTCCAGTTCTTGATTGTTCGATAGATTCGCCGTAGTAACCAAAATCATTTTCACGCTCTAAAACTATTAAAGGTGATTTCAATTCTTGAGTGGCTACCGCCTCAACTAATGCCCTCATCAGCATTAAGCAATCCATCCAATTGATAGGCTTCTTATGCTTTAGTTGCAAAACTATATTGCTGTTATGGTCAAATTCGTAATCAATTGGATTAATAGCACACGTTAAAAGGCTTGCCTCTGCTATTGAAAGTATTTTTATATCTTTCCAGTGCGTTAGGTTTGGGTTACCTGCGTTTTGGTATAATTCTCGGATTGTAGCCATTCTTGTTTTGCCTCCCACAGCATCCCCAAAAAAGTAGCTAGGTAAACAAGTTGGGTACTTGCTTGTCGGATGCCTCCTATACCTAGCAGTTTGAATATAATCTATATTTACTTATATTTGTGCATTTATTGGCTAGTAGTGCGACATATATTGTCATTTAGCCTTTTTAAACTGAATGATGCTTTGATCTGCCATTTCTTCTAAATGGTTCGCGTACCATTGCATCATATTGGCCCTGTCCTGTAGGTACTGGGCCTTGTTATACACCCCTGCTACACCGTCCTTTACGTGTGCCAGTGCTGCCTCAATATGACGTTCATCAAAGCCACGATTGTTTAATAAGGTGCTGGCAATGTGCCTAAATCCGTGTGGTGTCTGTCTGCCTTCATACCCCATACGCCGTAGGGCCATAATAAAAACGGTGTCTGACTTAGGCTTGCTCTTGTCCGATCTGCTCGGAAATAAGTAGTCAGAATTGGTTTGGTAGGTCTGCAACTCTTTTAATATCGCCACCGCTTGAGTGGATAAAGGTACGACATGCTCACGGCGTTTCTTCATACGCTCGGCTGGGATATTCCACACCCCTTGATCTAGGTCGAACTCTTGCCACTTGGCTTCTCTTAGTTCAGTTGGTCGGCAGAACAACATAGCTAAAAGCTGTAGGCCCATCCGAACATCCATAGTCGGATAATTATTGATAGCTCTTAATAGTGCTGGAAACTCCTGTTCACTCACATGCGACATATTTTGTTTTACGCCTTGCTGTAAGAACTTTTGTAGGCCCTCTAACGGGTTGTAATCAATACGGCCTGTCACCTTTGCAAAATCGTATATATCGCGACACATGGCCCGAACTCGGTTTACTTGTTCATAGATTCCTTGCTTTTGTTGAATACCTTTTAAATGATTCATCCATTCAATCGGTTTTATGGTGGTGTACAAGCGTTTGCCAAAAATGGGAAATATATGTTTTTCTAATGCGCCTTTATTTCGGGTCATGGTGTCTTGTACCCAGGTATTCGCTTTTGTGTCCAGCCATTCACGAGCCAATACTTCAAAGGTGGCATTGTTCTGTTCCAGTTCTTGCCGTTTACGTTCCTGCTTGGTAATGATTGGATTATCACCGTGCGAAATGTCTTGAACTATCTCAGATGCTTTTTTTCTTGCGCCTTTGCCTGATAATTCAGGATAAGTACCGATACCCAGCCATGACCATTTACCATCAGCTTTTTTATATCTGAATAACCATGCTTTTTTACCATCGGGCTTTACACGGAAATATAAGCCTTCGCCGTCCAGCTCCCGATATTCTTTTGCTTCGGGTTCAAGGTTGGCCAGTACGGTGTCTGATAACGGTCTACGTTTGATTTCTGTTCTTTTCATGGCTTGTACACCAACGGATTCAATAAATCTTGCAATGTACAAGACAGTGTACACGGTGCATGTACACTGTAGCTAGTTATATTTGGTTATGTTTAGGCAAGAAAAAAGGCTTAATCCCTTTAGAATCAAGCCTTTCCGTTTTAAAACTTGGCATATTTTGCCATGTTTTGGAAGGTATTTGGTGGAGATGGCGGGAGTTGAACCCGAAACAATCAAACACTATCAATTACTATTAAATTACCGACATTAAAAATCAATAACTTACATCCCCTAGCCTGAATTGTATTTTACTGTCTTTAAGATATGCCTGTCAAAAATCCTGTCATGACCAAATTCTATTTATTCACTTTATGCGTTTTGCATTGGGGATTTTCCGACCAAATGCATTTTCTCTTACGACTTTAATTGTCGTGTCCCTGATTTCCAAAGATTTTTAAAATTTGAATTTTTTAAGCCTCATCTCTACCATAAACTTGAATATGTAACGGAATCAATTTCTATGAAACCGCGTGTTTTTTGCTTGGTTGACGTAAACAACTGCTACGCCAGTATAGACTTAGAAAAAACAGAGAATTTGATGTGTGCAATAGAAGGGATTCAAGAGAAGTTCGGAAAATTTAAGTTAGGTTTTGGCGGGAGTATGTATCAAAATCGGTCTTGGTCGATGTCTCAAAATCTTAAATCAAATAATTATTTTACTTGGGAAGGGATGCTAACCATTTCTAAATAGTATATTTATATTAAAATTTTAACTTTTGAAAATAAATGAGACATACATGACTAAAAATACTGGGAAAGATTACGAGTTTTTTACTGGGAAACTTTATACAGCAATCCTAGCCTCAGAAGAAATGGGACTAGGATTACAGAAAAACGTAAATGTTGAAGTCAATAAAATACTAGAAGATAGTTTTGGGAATAAAAGACAGTTTGATATTTATTGGGAATTTGAAATCGGAGGAATTAAACATAAAGTAGTTATTGAGTGTAAAGATTACTCAAGTAATGTTTCTGTCGATATTGTAGATAGTCTAATCGGTAAGCTTAGAGATTTCCCTAACATACGTGGTCTTATTGCTACCAAGAAAGGATATCAATCAGGTGCCGAAAGTAAAGCAGCAGCTAACGGAATCGAACTACTCCGAGTTAGAGAACAAAATGAAAGTGATTGGATTGACGAAAATGGCGATCCTTTAATTAAAGAAGTACATATCAATATGGTTTTAAATTCACCAATTGAAGTTACCTCACTAACCATTTTGTATCCAGAACACAAAAAAGAAGAAGCATCAAAAGTACACCAATGCCAAAACAATGAGATATTTATTACCAATCATGAAAATAATACGAGTTACTCGCTTTTAGATTTACAGGAGTCACTTATAAATAAACATGAAAATGAGCATGGAGAATTTACACACAAAGAAATCTTTAATGGAGAAATTAATTACCCAAATGGTAGTTCCGAAATTAAAGGTTTCATTATGGAATATAAAATTGCACCTCCTTATGAGGAAACTATTGTTATCGATATTGCAAAAGAACTAGAAGGAGTTGTTGAGTATCTCAGCCAAGGAAAAAAGGTAAAAGTATTTTCAAATGGTTTAGTTAAAATCTGCTAATAAAAGCCCTCACCTGAGGGCTTTTCCTATTTCTATCCATGCATCCACTTTAGCTGCACAGTCATTGCCTTTCGCCAGCGTATCAATAATCCATGGAGTGATAACTTTACCAGTTCCATCTTCAAGCTTATTAAATCGCTCACATGGTTGCATTAAATTAGCTGGTACGTTTGGCTTCAATAAGACTGTTGATCTGGTACACCCCGTCAGAATCAATACAGCGATTGAGATAAACAGGACGCTCAACGATCTTTTGCACTTCACGCTCAATATATTCGACTTTAGTGTTTTGCTCTGCTTTGACTTGCTCATAGTCTGCGCTCACTTTATTGATCTGATTTTGCTTTTCTGCAAGAGCTTTCAAATTCTTGCGCTCAATCTCTTGGATCTGAGATTGACACTTTTGTTCAGCTTCTTTTAGCTGACCAGTTTTGTAATTGAGTACGGCCAAAGATATGGCCAATAAAAAAGCGAGAAACACAATAATGATTTCTCGCCAATATTTAGCAGCAAATACAATCCACATCACTGCGCTCCTATACATTTAGCATGTCGTTCAAGCTGTCTGGTCCAGACGCCATAGCATCCATTTTTACGAATAGAGCAATCGCGCTTTGCAACGTACTTATATTTAAGTAATGAGTCGCAAGCCGCTTTATATTGACCAGCTTTCAAGTGTTTAAGCATTGATGATTTTGCGAATGTTGGTACCCCGTACTGATATGAAAAATCCAAGTAAAGGTCATATTCAGTTTGTGATAATTTCACGCCCTTCAATGAATCTTTAAACGCGACTTCACGCTTGGCCACATCATTTCGCAACCACTTATCTGCGGTCGCACGTGTAATTGGTGGATCTGTCATTTTTACGGGTGAGCCATCTGGCTTGAATGTTGAACCATGGCCCTGTGTTGGCCGATCCCCTTTAACGGGAATTACTGGCTTTGATGTAAACCCTTCATCGTTTTTCACGCCCACAAAAAAAGCAGCCGAAGCTGCTAAGAATGCGGCGACATATTTAGTCTTGTTTGACATTACAGTCACCTTTATTTTCCAAGCTTTCTAAATAGGCTTTAAGTGCAATTTCATCGCGCTTATTTTTCTTTCTGGCGTAGTACCAGTTCATTAAAAAACCAGCTAAACCAATGATGATACTGACCCAAAATGCTAAATCGATTGACCCGATCCACGCCGAAACTGCTCCTGCCACACTTCCCCCGTATGTTGCACCCTTACTGGCCGCCAAAGCGGTCGATGTATCTATAATTTGCTGATTGTCTGCCATGCAGCCCCCTAATTTCGGCATAAAAAAGCACCCAATTTAGGGTGCTTCATAACTATTGGATGAGTTAATCTCTTAAAACTAACTCATCATTTTTAACTAAATACTTATTTGCTGATACTTGATGATCCACTTCTAAAAACTGTTGCCCCTCTTCAAGATGAATTGTTTCAGCTAGAAACTGAGGGCATTCAATTAAATTTTGTATTTCACCAGTTTCAACCTCATAAACTGCAAAATATGCCATTACTTCCTCATCGTCATTGCATGAATATAACGTTGAGACACATTCATGGAACCTCCAGCAACAACTCTCAATTGCAATTTGAATGTCCCAGCTATTCCTGTTGAATCGTGTCTTGAAATATTAATTGTTCCAGCACTACGCGAGTTACCAGTCACTAAAATGTTATGTCTATGTTCACCACCATCAGACATAGTCACGTTGCCATTTAAACTAACAGTATGGCTGTGTGATCCACCACTGTTTGTGTTTCCATTTGCGCTGAATGAGTGACTGTGAAATGTACCTCCTGCATTTGTCGAGCCAGTCGTACCGTTCACATTGTAGCTATGACTATGTGAACCATCTTGCCCGGTATTGCCCGAAACACTAACAGCAGAACCATTATGATTGTGCATGCCATTTGCATCGGTAATAGATGCCACTGAAGTATGTTCAATGAAGTGAACTTCCAGATCCTCAAAAACAACCTGATCATTTTTGAGAACTCGACAATAAACTTGCTGTTTCGGACTGTAGCCAGTAAAACTAAAGACAGCGCCAAAAGTTAAAACTGTATGCCCCATATCTGACGGTACATTTAACGTCTGAATAGTCACATATTCAGTATCAACACCCACTGAAATTTCAGCAAATGCAGAAACTGGAACAGTTACGGCATTATCAGCAATCTTCAAAGTATTAACTGCAAGATCAGCAATTTTACCTCTTGTCACTGCAAGATTATCAATTTGAGCACTTCCAACTGCTAAATCTGCAATCTTACCGCGCTCCACCGCCAAGTCTTTAATATGAGACGTATCAACGGATTGATAATCCATAAATGCGGCTTTCAGATAAGCAGCAGGTGGAAAAACCGTTCCAGTTAATGGATCGGTAAATGATGTGGTACGGAAAATAAATGGATAAGATACGACACCATTACTACCATTACCGATAGCAACAGAATCAAAGTTGAAAATAAACTGAGACTCTACACCATCATTGGCACCACCCCAGCCTGCAATTTTGCCATTCACATCAAGCTTAATGAACTTTTGTGCATATAGCCCATTGACTGATTTAGTGACCTCTTGAACAGCAGCTTTATTACCATTCAAATCAGTTTGAATTGTATCTGTACGAATTGCTTGTGCTAAATCACTTTCAATACGCGCTGACTGTTCAGACCAGACACCCGCATAGCCTCCCTCATTACCAATTAACTCGGATTCCGAGCCGATTAAAGGCGGGTTAATTTGAGCATAGACACCATCAAGTCTGATCGTTTGGGCATTAACTTTGTCATCTACATTCTTAATATCAGACTTAACTTGCTCAAGTTCACCAGTTGAAGCTTTATCGTCAAGCTCAAGATTAATTGAATCAATTGCTTCAGCATTTGCCGAAGACTGATCTACCGCGACTTGTGCAGATTGGCGTACCGTGGCTAAAGCACTATCATTGCTAGCAATATAAGTATCAATCTTTTGAACTGTTACTTTGTCACCCTCTATACGCGCTTGAACCTCTTGCTGAGCGTACGCACGTAAATCATTTACTTCAACAACGGTTGTATCAATGCGCTTACTAAGTGCCAAGTCTCCTTCGATCATTGCTGATTGAACAGACCATGTGCCAGCAAAACCTTGATCGTTACCAATTAGATCTGATTCAGAGCCAATCAATGCAGGATTCAGTTGTGCATACACACCATCTGTTTTTTCAGCAACTAATGAAAGATCATCTGCAACAACACGAATATCTTCCTGAACCGCCGCAAGACCATCATCACTTGACTGTTTAACAGTATTTACAACTTCAAGAACACCTTCATCACCTGCAATGATTTGCTGTGATAAACCATCTTTGGCTTGCTGAATAGCGTTTTGACGATCAATGACTTCTTGTGCAATTTGATCTTTCGTATTTTGAATATCTTGCTTAATTGGGCCAATTTCAGCGTCAATAGTCTCAATATGATCAATCTTGGTTTGTAAATCCTCACTTAACTCTGTTTCAGAAATTTTACCTTCTAAAATTTCTAAAATTTCAGATGCATCAGCAGAAGTTGTCGCATGAGTCCAGTCCGACCATGGCCCAATATTTCCAATCCTGTCGATCAAGCGACCACGATAGAATTGAGTTAAATTTGGCTGTAAACCTTGCAAAGTATGTGTTGTCGTTGGATAAGCAAATAAACCCAATTGAGCAATGTTGCTGGTACCATCCGGTGAAACTTGAATCTCGGTATAAGCAGTATCAAGCGCACCAGTTGCAGGGAAGCCCCAATTTAGGCGCATACCAAACAAAATACCTGTTGCTTGGATGAACGCTAAAGCTGGTGGCAAACCTTGCTTGCCATTAAGCTTAGTGACAACTGAATAAGTTGGTAAAGAGGAAATATCCGAAGCATTAACCGCTGTAACTTTTGCTTGATAGTTGCCAGCATAAATACCCGGCACCTCAATTGAGTTATTGCCCGTGATTGGTAATTTAATCCAGCTACCATCATCTTTCCGCCATTCAACCAGATACTTAACCGCACCTTTTGCTTGCGTCCAAGACACAACCATGGTGGCAACATTAATACCTTGATCCACCCGATCTTCGCTTGTAATAACAATATTTGAAACTGGTTCTTGAATATTGGGATTAACAATTGAAATTGGTACATCGATGTAATGAGCGCCATGATCGATTGCATCAAACTTTTTCGGATTGTATTCAAGCGCTGTAATAGTAAATTGATGTGAATCACTTTGAACTACTGATAAAACCCTAAATTTAAGCGTTGCCAAATCTTGAGCATCAATAACCCAAACGTTTTGAGGTGCAATTTCATCAAAAGCTACAGTAACAGTTATGACCCGACCTGTAATTGATTGAATAATACGTGTTTGAGCTTTCCCGTTTTCTCCATTAATTACTAGACGGTCCCCAGCTATTGCAACAACGTCATCACGATCAAGAGTAATGCTTTTTCTATCTGCTGAAATTGCAGAAATGCGACCACCGTTTGCTCTTCCAGCAAAAATAGGATCCGCAAATTCAATCACTTTACCCGGCAAAGGAATATGGCCGTCTAATCCAACTTTAAAAGTCACAGTACGTGTTTCAAGTTGTTCAGACTTTAAAGCCCACAAGCCTGCTCGTTGTGCTTGCCCACGCGATGTACAGCCCCAAGCATCAAGTTCAAGTAAGCGCACCTGTTTCATTTCAGAAATGGCTTTCTCATCACGCACAAATTCATATTCAGTCTTATAGTGATTGGCTGGGTTATCCCAAGCTACTTTTACTGCATTATGTCTATCACGGGCACGTGTACCATTATGATCCGGCTCCCCGATAATATTTGCACGGGTATATGTGAAATAGGTATCTTGTGGAATATCAGCATCACAAACAATGCTATCCCCATCCCAATAAGTAATAGCTCGAAAAACACCAGCTAATTTTGTAAGAATGCTATAAGCATCTTCAGCGCTCTGAAGATAAATGTTACATGTGAAACGTGGTTCTTGACCGCCCAACCCGTCTGGTACCAACTCATCACAGTATTGGGCTAAACGGTATAAAGACCATTTATCAAGCATTCCATCTGTAATTCGCTCACCAATTCCATACCGCTTAGATGTGCAAAGATCATAGTAAATCCAAGCTGGGTTGTTTGAATATGCGCGTTTAAAAGTACCATCCCACATGCCAACATATTCGCGGGTTTCAGGGTTGTAGTTCGTTGGGACTTTGATTTTTACACCCTTCAAATCAACCGCTAATTTTGCGACTGATCCACCGAATGTTTCAGCATCGTATTGCAGTGAAACTAATGCTGTATTTGGATAGCGTAATTTAGCGTCTATTACTTCAGTAACAGCCTTAACATACATTTTGTCGCTGATATATTCAGAAGTTGAATTTGGCGTGATTCGGCGAACACGAACCAGCCAGCCTGAATCGGCTTTGGGTAAGTCAATACGATGTGGACGCTCATAATTATCAGATGTTTTATCTGAAATTTTTGCTCTTAATACTTCTGACCATGCTCCGCCATCAGTTTGCAAGTCCACCGCGTATTCAATGGTATAGCCAGTAACATCACCCGTTGTTGGGTCTTGGTTGCGTAGTGGCCCCCAACGTAAACGTAAACGTACTGCATCAAGATCTAGGTTGTTAAAAGAGCGCACCCAAGGTGTAGATGATTTAAGCTCTACGTCAATCGGGATTTCATTTTCAACTGCCGGGAAGCCTTCAATGTATTCTTGATCGTTTGTTCCGGATCTAAAATTAACAGTAACGTTTTCAAAGTTCTTGTTGCCGTTTTCATCTTGCAACGGAGTATCTTCAAGCAAAATTGATTGATAGCCGTTTGCTAATCCCTCGACTTCACCCTCCGCTAGACCAATCAACTCTTTAATATAAGTTTTAGATTGTGCGGAGTCCGGTGCAACTACTGGTTGTCTTGGTTGCTGATTTCCCTTTTTAGCGCCTTTTACCATCGCTGTCATATCAAATCCCACGCAATAAAAAAGGCGCCAAAAAGCGCCTATAACTAACTTAAAAATTACATCTGATCTTCTGGATATTGACCAGCACTTAATACGAAGCCGCCGACTTCACGTCTACCATAGAGAATCGGTACTGGATAACCTTGAGCGGCTGTGGTTACTGCACTCCCAAAACCAAAGTTTGCCCGGTTCCCGTCTTGGTTTTGATTTTGAGTAGTTTGGGCTTTCGGCATGAGCATTGATGCAACACCTCCCATAGCCATGCCTGCACCAGCGCCAATTAATGCAACACCGTAAGCTGAAGACGTACCGCCAGTCATCACACCTGCAACAATCAGAACTACTCCAAGAACTAATTGTAAGACTCCACTATTACCACCAGCTCCCATTACACGCGGGACAATGTGAATAATGTCGGCTTCAGTAGACATATCAAGCTGCTCTTCACCGATATTGTCCCCAGTGATTAAGCGCTTTGTTTCATGATCGTAAATTGCTGGGCGCTTCTTGCCACGCTTATTGCCTGAACCTTTGCCTTTAAGAAAAATTGCAAAAGCCAACCCTTGCTCATGGGCATGTGTCATGAAGTGTTCAAAGCCAGCGATCTGAACTGATAAAGCGCGCATGGCTTCACGCGTATTTGCGACATCGAGCTTAAATTCACGACCAAACTTTTGGCCTAGAATGCCGTACAACTTAATTGTTTTTAACATCTCGGTGCCTTAAGATTTTCACAGTGCGCTCATGCCATTGCTGACCATATATTTCCCGCACAGATTTACGGTTATACGGATGATGAAGGATTAAACTTGAACCGATGCAATGCTCAGTTTGTTCCGATTTAAGCTGCCCATTATTACCCAACCATATAACTGCATGATTTGGATGCTCGGTACGCCCAACCCGGCAAACCAACATATCGCCATATTCTGGTTTACCAACTTCAAAGAAACCTGCTTTTTCGTAATTTTCAAGGTAAAGTGATGGATGGTCTTTATCTTCCCACCATGCATCTTTACGCTCGAAATCCTTCAGCTCTACGCCCAATTCACGACTATAAAAATCACGAATCAGTGCATAGCAATCTTGCCAACCGTGAAAATAATTACGCCCCACTAAGGGGGCGCTATAACCACAAGGTTCATAAACTTGAAAATCAAGATCCGGATACGAACAAATTACCCACGGCTTTTGATGTAATTCAATTTGAATCAGATCAAGTTCCGAAGCTTTTGTTGTTCCATCTGGATGAGAGTGCACATAAGCTAAGATTTCGCCTTGATCTTCAGCACTTGCCAAGTCTTCGGGATGTATTTCAAACTGATCAGATTGTTCAGCGATATTGCGACAAGCAATATATTGCTTATCAATAATCACACCACAGCATTCAAGCGGGTAACATGCATCAGCATGGGCCATGATTGCTTTTTTAATTTTTGCTGTAAGCTTCATTTAGAAAAACCCCTTACAGTTTCCACATTTTGTGCACTTCCGCTGCTTTTGAGTTGGATAAGTAAGATATACTTGACCAGTTGGTTCAAAAATCCCGCCACAAGGGCAGCTAAATTTAATTAAATAAGCTTTTTTCTCTTTAATCTTTCTTAACCTTAGAATGACAAAGTGAACCGCATAGCTTAGAAGATGAATGATTAGCGTCCCTACCATCCCATAAATTATTCCAAGTAAGATATTCATAAAACCTCACAACATGCTTGAAGCTGGGAATCCGCCAAAGGGTAAAGGCTTGTTTTTACTAAATCGACATTCACAACCAGACAATCTGTATGAGCAACGATCTAAAGCAGGGTTGTCTGTTGGCTCATCTTTCTCGGTAAACATAGCTGCCCCGGTGTAACCACACTCTTCCCCGCGATATTCCCAACTACAATAAGAAGTAATTTGACGTACAGGAATTTTCAAACCTTCAAAATCAATTGGATTTGAAAGTTCAAAAGTAACCTGCTGGGCATTTTCCGATGTTTTCTGCTCTATAAACCAAGTTTGTTCTTTAGACTCATTCGATGCTAAAGGATTGCCTGCTGTGAAGTTTTCGGCATCTAGATATTTAGCCAAAGTAGTAATAACTTTTAGCTTTGCACCTGCAAAATCTTTAAATTGCATACAATAAGCAGAAACAGCATGTTGAATGCCGTTAATGTTATTTGCCATTGTTAAAGTTGGCGCTGAAGCTTTACCAGTTGAACTCATTTCAAGGCCACTTACTTCGAGTGCCATTGGTTCAAAAACCTGACCCTGCCAGATAATATTGCGGTTCCATACTTTCTGATCACCAGCATCAAAAACTTTGCCAATGCTTCCAGAGTCTGCCCCGATCAATCCTTCAGATCCGATCGATGAGTAAATTTTTTCCCAATCTTGAAAAGCTATATGCCCGTGGAAACGTAAAATGCCAGCACCTAAACTGCTGGCATCTAGTTCATACAAATGGATTAATCCATCTACATAAAGCTTCTGGAAATCACTATTCAGGGTCATAAGTCACCTCGTCATAGATTGGATTTCCATCTTTGTCTAAGACTGGCACATCATCAAAAACAGGATTTCCTTCACTATCTACTGCTTGCATCCATTCGAATACTGGTTCACCATTTTCATTAATGACTGGTTGATTTGATAGGATGGGTGTGCCGTTTTGATCAGTTTGAATGTGGGTTACTGGCTTTTTATAGTTCTTGCCATCCACAATTACAGCTTTTCCTTCATCATCAAATAAATCTTCGTATTTAGTGATATAGGTCAATTGCGGTGCATATTTTACTTGCTGGACCATACGCGGTTGTTTTTCAGTACGTGGAATTTTTCTGACGATTGTCTTCTTGATACTGTTTAAACGAATATCAATCCATCGCGGCTCACCATTTGCATTGTTCGGAATATCGATTGGTGCATCAAGATTCGCAACAATATCGCCTTCATCATTTAGCTTTTTCTTGAAGGTCTTAATTTCAAGATCACCGTTTTCTAAAGTTTGATATTCAACTGCACAAATCTTGTTGCCATGAGTAT